AGCGCAATCATGGCAACAAGACCAACGATCATGAATAATGGATTAGCTCTCATAAACTTCATGGCCATTTCAAATTTTGAAGGTGGCTGGTAGCCGAGACCACGTCTCATGACTCCAGTTAACTTTTCCATATCCGAGACTTTCTTACGACCCATAAGTTCTTCGAAGCTGGCCAGCGAGTTCGCAGCGCGTTGGCGCCAAGTATTAAGCGTATCTTGCTGATTACTCTGAGGTTTTGGGTAATTAAACCACGTACCACTCAGACCAAACATTCTCTTACGGTCCAATCCCCAAGATTCTGGAACGTTTTCATCATCCACTTCTTCAGTAAATTGAACTGCTTCAGCAGCGGCTTGCTCAATGATTTCAGGTTTTATCCAAGAACGGCCTAAACCGGATGGAAAATATCTCTGTAAAAACTTAAGACCATTTATAGTCGTATACAACATCGCAACCCAAGTTCTTATTTGTGAGAAGACCTTTGGAGCTATCATAACCCCGTCTTTAAACATCACATAACCAATGGCCACGACGGTCAAAGAATCAATCGCTCCAGAAAGGAACTCTAACGTTTTTGATTTACTCTCTAAGGAGCGTTGGCAGACTCGATCATAAACGAGTTTTATAACTCCAACAAACGCGAGAACCCAACAGGCGAATTCGGCAGGCGTAGACTCAAAGCCCAACGCGTGCCAGCTGCTCATATCGAATAAATCGAATTGAAAACTATGACGCAGCTTCATAAAGTAAAATACTGCGGCCAAACCGCAGAGAAAAAGAAAGCCGACAATTATCATCTCGGCCATTTCTATATTTCCATTAAGCGCATGCATTGCTGCATTATGCGCATCCGCCTCTTCCTGACGGATAAAATTGTTTATGGCGTCAACGACTGCCTGGGCATTGCTCCAAGATCCCGCACGTTCATTAGAACTGTACATTTCCTGGCGTGCAACTTCTGCCCAGTCAACTCGCGAGTCTTCAGCATTCCGAACATTCTGCTCAATCCTTAACAGCTCACGACACTCCTCAGAGAGTTCTTGCTGTTCTGGTTGTAACACCAGCTCTTCTCCGGTGATTAAACCGCGAGGTAAGGTTTCACAGATCACGGTAATACGGCACATTCGTTGACAACCATGACAACGATGACTTCCCATATGGTACGTGCCATCATGATCACATCCACAACCAAGATCTTTGCATGATAAATCATGCAGACCTTCTTCAGTCATGGGAACATCATGCAGCACACCAAAATCCCGCGCATCAAACGCACTTTCATCAACTACCTCCATCTGGGCGTTCTGAATAAAAGGATCCTCATGATCGGACTGGTAGTCATACTCACGCTCAGATGCTGGCTCCACAGGAGTCCAGTATTCATCCGGCTGAATAGAGATATCGATGATGTGAGCATCACCAAGTCGCGGCAGATTATTATAACATCTGTCACACAACGACCAAATTTGAATGGACCCACATTCGACGCAGTGAATACCCGGCGTTAAACGGGCCTCACTCATTGCATCGATCAAAACATCAATCTCCCTAAGACGTTTTGGTACCGGCGCCGCCGGTCGCACAGGGAAAGAAGTAATGATCAGTTCTCTTGTGACAGCCTCAGCCATCAGAACCACATCATCTCCTTCCCACATTTCTTTTTGTTCAACCGTTGGAATAAACGGAATGCGGAGCGACTCTAAAGCCGCCGCAGCTGTATTTGCGGCAAACAAGGTATCTAAACCAAGTTGCACGCCTTCAGCTCTTAGGAAATCGTTGGCGACGTCTTCACAAGCGTCACACAACCACCCTTGACGTTCCACTGTAAAACAGCGGCAACGCCAGCACACGATGTCTCCACCGATGCTCAGCACTTGCTCTTGCGAGCTAGCTCCCCGTTGCGAATTCGACATGTTTGCGGTCATG